GTAATAGTTTGACCTGTATCTTGCATATAAGCAGTTGGATATAGTTTTTCAGCTTGTGCTTGAGCAGATAATGCAGAAGCTTGTTTTTGAGCTAAAAATGCTTTAATTTCTGTTGCTGTAGCATTTGGATTTAATCCAATTAAAGCTTGATTAACTGCAGATTGTTTGTCTTCAGGATTAAGATAATGACTTGAATTATTAATGGTATCTGTAACCATTTTAACAACTTTGTCATAAGATAATTTTGGATCATTATGTAATTGTTGTATTTGTTGAACGCCATTAGTTGAAGCATCAATAATATTTTTAAGTTTTGCAGTATTAGCACCATAAACAGCAGTTTCTGATTCTGCCTTTTTTTGTGTAATTTTAGGTTGTAATGTTTCTTCTGCTTCAGTAGTTTTAGCTTCTTCTTCACGAAGTAATAATGGATTTATTTGTTGCGCTTGTTTAAATTTTTGAGCGCCAATAGCCATATTCATCATATCGCCTAATGATATGCCTTCAGGTGCTTTAATTTTTGAAGCTACGTCTGATACGCTAAAGTCTGCCATAATTTATACCTATCCTGAATAATATGATGTAGGTGTTGATGAAGTAGAGCCAGGATATGTTGGTAATTGGCTATATGGATTTATTGTTTCATTTTGACCTAATAATTGATTCATATAGCTATAATTACCTAAACTACTTAATCCGCCACCAATAGCATTAGCAGTTCCAACAGTTCCTGCGGCTTGAGCATTTGCAGCGCCTACACCAAGTGAACTAATAGAATTAGCAGTATTAGAAGCTAATTGTCCTGTAGATTGTTGAGCAGATTGTCCCAATCCTGCAATAGATGCTAATGTATTATAAATATTGCCACGTTGTGTTTGATAATTAGAAAATGCGTTTTGATAAGCGTTACCTGCAAAGTTTTGAGTATAATTTTGCATAGCTTGTAAAGTATTACCACCAATTAAACCGCCTGTTGCATTTTGTTGATTAGCTAATGCTTGTTGACCTTGTTGTAATTGAAATGCGTAATTAGGCGCTAAATTAGCGTTTAAGTCTTGATTATTAAATTGATTGGTTAAATAACCTGAACCTGTGGCCATTCCAATTGGATTACCTTGCGCATCATATTGTTGATATTGACCTGAACCCAATGAACCAATAGTATTTAAAGTATTATATCCAGCCGCTCTATATGGTGCTTGTTGAGCATTTTGCGTGTTGAACATTGCAAGCTGTTGAGCTTGTCCTGCTTGCGCTGCTTGGGCTTGCGTATCGGCTGCACTATTAGCGCCTACTGCTCCAATGACTGCTGATCCAACTATGGCGGTTGCTATTGCTGACATAATACATTTCCTCTAAAATTAATACCTGATAAAGACAAAGCTTGTCGGTAATCTATGGTTATTTCTTCACCTAAACTACCACCTTTACACCCATCAATATCTCTAATTGCTACTAAATCTATATCGCCATTTGGCAATAATACCATTTTGGCATTTGGAAACACAGAGTGATTAGTAAATCTACCTGCTTGTGTTCTTTTGCCTTGAATTCTAGCTTGGCATATCACATCACCTTCTTTTATAGGTGATGTTAAAAATAAGCCTTTTCCTTCAATTGCTGAATCTGCAACACGAACTATATTGCTAAATACTGAAATTTGATCTTCTTCATTTTCAGACTGTTCTTTAGCTATTTCATGTGAAATTCCACATTCTTTTAAAAGCTTTTGATAGTCATTTCTATCAGCTTCTTTTGCTACTTTTTCTATAGAAAGCTTAACATTATGGTCGTTTTGCCAATTTTCGCTTTTTTCTACAAAAAATTCTTCAACTTCATTAGAATCTTTTAAATCGGTAGCATATATGTTTTGCCATACCATATCTTCTAAAACATAGCCTATTTTTCTGCCAGGCTCACCTTCAAATATAAAAGGTGCTTCTAATATCTTTGTGCTACCATCCTCATTTAACATCATAACTTTGCCTTTAAGCAATACGTTCATGTGTTTAAACTTTTGTTTATGACCAACAGCCATTGTGCCTTTTGGCATAAATACTTCTCTAATACATAGATTAGGCCCAAAATGATGCACTAAAGGGCAATCTACTTGTGGCAACTGTAACATTGCCTTTTCTGCTTCTTCTACATTAGTAAATACTTTTAATGCTGTATTACCAATTTGAACAAGATCATTCATTGGTTATAGTAAGGCACTTTTACTTGTTGACCGTTTACAGTCATATTAATAAATCCTGCTGGTTTAGCAGGTAACGTTGCTGTTCCAGTAGTTGCTGTGGTTGAACTACTAAAATTAAGCAAATTTAAAAAAAATTGTTGCCAAGCACGAGTTGGTCTTTTTGATGCAGTATCTAAAAATTCAGTTTGTGGGTATGGATTGGTTTGACTTGATCCGTAAATACCATTTCCTGTAGCCATTAGTTTTCACCTTCTGAAGCTTTTAGATTAGCTGATATTATAACTGCATTTATAGGGTCTGTAACTACAACCTCAAAAACTCTATCTCTTGACCAACCTAATCTGCGCCAAATAGCACGATTTTTATATAAACCGACTGCGCCAATAGAAGTCCAATGTTCATTAGACCATGTAGAGCCACCATCATTTGACCAACGAAGCATGGCTTGTGGATTAGCGCCTACAACTTCATTGTTTAATGGTTGAGTAATGCCTGTTAAACCTACGCCTGGTTGGAATTGAATTTGGAATTCTTCCAAGTATTGACGTTGTAAATCAGTAACTAAATGAGGCGCTCTGCGTAATCTACGAATTTCTTGACCATTATCGGTAAAGTTATTAGGGTCTAATAAATAGATAATTCCATTTTGATAATCACCTACATAAACTAAACCTTGAAACACAGCAGAACAATTACCACGATGTCTATGATAAGTATTAGTGGTGTCTATAGATAGCCATTTGTGCCACATTTGAGTAGATATATCAAATACCCATGTTAAATCTAATGTAGGGAAAGTAATAACATAACATTCATGGCCTTCTTGTTGATAAGTCCATGCAATAGCGTCATTAACATAACCACCTAATAATGATTGTTCTACAGCATGAGTAGATATGCGTGTAGGAATATAGCCATTCATCATTACAATTTCTGCTTGACCACGATTGTTGCGTGATACATAGGCAAATGAATTACCTAAACGAGCTACAGAAAATTTAGCCGCAATACCTGTTTGTGTTGATGTGCCAGGAATACGTTGGAATGGGAAAGGGAAAGAACCTACATCTACCCATACTTCAGATGAAGCTTCACCAAGTAAATAAACTTCTCTATGATCTACAATTAAAGATACAAGGTTATCAGGTGCGCCATCTTTAGATGAAAAGCTTAAAGCATTGGTAATAGGGCTTAAAGGATTAGAAGCTGCCCATTGTTGTGAATTAGGTTTATTATAAACAAAGTAATTATCTACAATATCAAGAGTATCGCCACCATTAAATGCACCATCTGAAAGCGGTAAAATAGTAAAATTTAACGCATACATAGTTTCAGAACTAACTGTTTGTGATGCGCTAATAGGATATGTTCCTGTGCCACCACTACCTGTTCCAAATGTTAATGTTAAGGTTAATCCTGTGCCTGATCCGCTTGTTGATGTAGATACATTATTAGTAGGTTGAGATGTATAGTTACCTGCATTTACTTGAGTTAATCCTGTAACTGCACCACTTCCTCCGATAGATGAAACAGTATAAGTGGCAGGAGTTGTTCCATAAACACCACCTAAAACAGTTACTGTATCATTGACTGCATAACCTGTTCCAGCAGTTGCGATAGATTGGCTTAATACAGTAATACTGCCTAAAGCAGTAATAATAGTTGATGTTGTAACAGATGTGCCTTGAATAGTTTGACCTGGATATAACGTGCCTGAACTAACTGTTACAGTCATTGTATTACCTAACATTGAAGCAGTTAATACAGAGGCTACTGCAGCAGAATTCATAATAGTTGAAGCCGCAGTTTGTGTTTGATTAACAGAGTAAGTTCCAACGCCACCTGTTGTGCCTGTTAATTGACTTGTAATTACAGTTTCAGGTAATACATTTGCACCAAATAAAGCTTGACTTGATCCAATTGTGCCTGAAGTAACATTAGTAACAGTTAATGTAGTTCCTGCAATAGAGCCTGTAAATAATGCAGCAGAAGGATTAGAAATGCGCCATGTATATCTATAAGAGCCATCAACTATATATACATTTACACCATTATCGGTAATACCTACATGACCTACTGAAGTGTTTAATTGACCTACCATAGTAGGAACTAAAGTAGAAGTTAAAATATATACATAAGGGCCAACAACAGCGACCATATATTGACCGCCTGATAAAGTTCGCATACCACGAACTTCTTGTTTGTTTTGAAATACGATTGCAGATGTAAGACCAGGTGTAGGATATAAAGCTACAACGCCTCTTTTTCCTTCACCTTTTAATGGATCAATTTCAGGGCGAAAGTTAATACATTCTTGTGCGTCTTGATAAATAGAAGGCGCTACATAACTTGGGCCTACAAATCCAAAATCAGCCATTATCTAAAGAACCCACCTGTAAGAATCCAACCAGCGTCTTTTTGTCTGCTTGATAATAGTGCATCATTAAATCTTGCAGATTGCACAGGCTTCATATTGGTGCGTTTTACTGTGGCTTTAGCTTGACCTGCAAACGCTGTAATCATAGCAATTTGAGTAGCTGAAGCTTTACCAAACATAGGCATTAATCTTTCAGCTAAACACCAACGTAATGCCATTGTATAGCCTTGTGGAAGGTTAATTGTGTCATTAATGGTTACAAATCTACTAAATATAGTATTTACAAATAAGTGCATTTCACCTTGAGCAGGATTAGGCCATACAAATAAGTTTCCTAAAGTTTCAGCAGGTTGGTAATAAAGTGCTTTAGGCCATGGGCCATTTAATGTTTTAAGACCAATCATTTCATAATCTTCAACATTTAATACAGCTACTGGATAATCTAATCCTCCATTAACAATAGGAGTGCCGTTAGAGTTAGTGTTAATACGAACAAATGCAGAATCAATGTTAAGTGGTCTTTGGTAATATAGGTTAATAGCGGTAGAGGCAACAGTTTGACTAATATTAACTTGATAAGTGCCGAGTTCATTAACATTGCCTCCTGCTCCTGTGAGCATTTGTTGTATTTTTGTGCCATCAGTAATACCTGCACCACTTAATGTTTGACCAACTGCAATAGCACCTGATGTAATACCTGTAACAGTTAAAATATTGCCTGTAATAGAACCTGTAATAGATGCGCCAATTTGTCCGCCTGGGCCAATAGTGTATTGTGTTTGACCTGGCGTAATAGGAAAGACTATTTCTGTTTTATAGAAAATCATCATATCTTCATTTGACCATTGGTCTAAAAGTTCATTTAATGTGTAAAACGCATCTTGCGTTTCTTCAGGAGCAGGAGTTTCGCCTGAAGCTAAAGCGCCTATGTCTTTAAGTGCGTTTGATATGATGTCTATAGGGGTTGCCATAATAATTCCTAAATATTAGGTTTAAATGTGTTAGCGAGCCATGGAAAACCTACTGTTTTTTCCTTTTTTAGCTCTAATAATTGTTCGTCTAAACGAGATTTTATACTAGAAACTTCATTTGTTGTTGTTTCGTCATTGATCCAATCAAGAATAGTTTTTTCTCTGACTTCAGCATAAGGGACAATAATTTCTTTACCTGTAAAATAATAATTACCTTCTGTTTCTACAGTATTTTCGCCATCAGTAGCACTTACATAATAATAAGCGTGAGTAATTAAATCACCTTCTGATGTAACTTGTTTTAAAGTCCATGTATATTGATTAGACATTATTTATTTCAACCCATGATTTAGTTGTTTCATCCCAAGAATAAAATTTACCATCTGTAGGCATAGGTGTGGGTGCTTGCCATTGAGCAATATCATTATTTAATGTCCATGAAGGATAAGGTTGTGGTGGAATAAAAGCATCTAATGTTTCATTATAAGTATATCCAATGCCTGCGTAATTCTTACGAATTTTAGCGTGATAAGATGTTTGTTTCCAATTGCCACCTAAAAGGTTAGAGCAAAAGTTTATACCTTTTTGTTCAGACTCTTGTCCATTTTCATCAAGAATGTCTTGGTTAGCTACTACAATTACTTGTGTAACTATGTTGTTTTCTAATTTTGCAAAATGTGCCATGTTATTTCCTTTGTTGTTAAGCTGTATAACTTCCTGAAGCAGTAAATGTAATAATAGTATTAGCACCTGATGTTGTTATAGTAGGACTTCCCGTAGTAGTTCCTGAATATTTAGTAGTAGGAACAGATAATATCACCACGCCTGAACCACCTGTTCCACCTGTAGTGTTATATCCACCACCACCTCCACCTCCTGTGTTTGCAGTTCCAGCCACACCTACTGTGCTTGCACCTCCTGCTCCGCCACCACCTGTGCCACCTGAACCACCTACAGAAAGACCACAACCACCACCACCGCCTGCGTATGTTACGGATGATCCTGAAATAGATGATGCACTACCTGCACCACCATTGCCCCCTGTATTTGAATTTCCTGCTGCGCCTACAGCGCTAGCACCACCGCCACCTCCAGCAGCAGTTGCTCCTGTTACAGCTAGGCCACCATTATTTCCTTGTCCTGATGTTCCTGTTCCAACTGAACCTGTTGTATAAGGCGTTGTATTAAGTGCGCCTGCACCACCACCTGAACCACCATTTTGTCCATTGTGATTTGGTGTGGTTGTAAATCCACCTCCGCCGCCACCACCTGTTGATGTTACAGTAGTAATGCCTGTGCCTGAAATAGAAGAATCTACTCCATTTGTTCCTATTGATGTTGCACTTCCTGTGCCGCCACCACCAACAGTTACTGTATATGTTGTAAGTGAAGATAAACTAAATGTAAATGTTTGATAACCACCAGCACCGCCACCACCAAAGTTTCCTCCACCAGCACCACCAGCTACGACTAAATAACTAGCTGTTACAGGTGTAAGAGGGCTTAATGTGCCTGAAGATGTGAATGTGTGTATTTGGTTACCACCTGAAGTAGTAAGAGTGCCACCTACGAATTTAGGTGTAGCAGATGCGTAAGATATGATGACTATGCCTGAACCGCCTGAACCACTTGCTGCACCTGTTCCTGAGTTACCGCCACCACCACCACCACCTCCTGTGTTAGCAGTTCCAGCAGTTCCAGCTCCTGAACCTGTTCCTCCAGCACCGCCACCGCCATTACCTCCAGCTCCACCTGCGCTTGAATTAACCGCACCGCCGCCACCACCAGCGTAAAAAACAGCAGAACCTGAAATTGAATTAGATAAACCTACACCGCCTGTTGTGGTTGTAGTTGTTGCTCCTGCTCCACCACCACCTTTAGAATCATAAGCTACTGTGCCTGATCCACCAGCAAACCCTTGACCAATAAATGGTGAAGCAGATCCTCCAATACCATTACCTGCTGATACACCTCCAGCACCACCACCTGAACCACCTGAACCGCCATTAGGGCTTGTATGTCCACCTGAACCAAAACCCCCACCTTTTACTGTGTATGTAGTTAAACCTGTCCCACTTAATACAGAATTTGAACCATTATTTCCATCTGCACCATTACCTACTCCACCTGGTCCTGCAACTCCAGCACCACCTGCTCCTACTGTAATTGCATATGTAGTTAATGTGTTTAATGGAATAGATGAAGCAGTATAATATTCACCAGCTCCACCACCACCACCAGGACCATAACCACCTGAACCTGCACCACCTGAAGCACCGCCAGCTACAAGTAAAATGGAAGCAGGGACATTGGTGCTATTGCCTACCAACATACCATAAGCTCTTGCTGCTTCTACCGCTAATCGTGATAGTAATGACATTAACTATTCCTATTTGAATTGTGTTTGTGACGCAAATACTGTAAATGCGGCTGAACCTGTCTTAATGATTGTGTATGAGTAAGCATCAACACCTGATGCATTACCACTTGACCATGCTGTACCACCTTGATATTTAGGTGTGACTGAATTGCCATCAATCGTAATTGCATTGTTGTAGTAAGCTGTAGCGCCTTGCGATACTAAAAACACAACAGTCACAGATTGACCTGTAGACATAGCAGTATTTAATGATGTGCCTGAACTGAATCTAAAGTTTACTGTCCAGTTTGCTGATGCTGATGTTGTGTAGTACAACACTGATTGTGTTGATATGTCGTAGTTAATTGTTCCTGTAGCAGCGGTTGCTGATACTGTTGTTACTTCGGCGGCATTTGTCACTACTTGTGCAAGAACGCTTGTAGAACCACTAAATGTTTGTGTAGCAGTAAATGTGCTTGCAGCAGATGTTACAGCAATATTAGCGCCTGCTAAAGTAGTAGCGCCTGTTCCTCCATTGGCAATTGCCAAAGTGCCTGCAAGTGTTATGGCTCCGGATGTAGCTGAACTTGGTGTTAAGCCTGTTGTTCCAGCACTAAATGATGTTACACTATTTGCAGTTGCGAGTGTTACAATGGTACCAGATTGATTAAAAAATAGTTTACCATCGGGCACATTAAGCGCGAGTTCACCTGTGGTTAAATTCGCCGATGTGGGAACATTACCAGAAGTTGTGCTGTAGTAAAGTACAATGGGTGTATAGCCTGATTGTGCCATAAATATTTCCTTTAAATTACGATTTTATTTAAAAAATTAAAAATTGTCAACATATTTTTAAAATGTTCCACCTTTAATACCGCCAGTGATAGTTCCGTTTGTGGCATTGTAAGTAAATGACGTGGTTGTGTTAAGTGCTATGTTTCCTGTTGCTGATGATGCGTAGATAATATAATTTGTTGTTCCAGAACCTGCAGTTGATACTATTGTAGAAGCATTTACATTAGACCATGTTGGTACACCATTACCAGATGATGTTAATACTTGGCCAGAGGTACCGTAGTTGGTTGTGCCTGTACCTAATACCCATGCACCTGTTGTGGTAATTTGTTTTTGTTGGGTATTATTGGTGTAAAAACTTAATGGTAAATATGTACCTGTACCATTGATACCTGATACTAATTGAACATCAGTGCTTGTTGCCGCAATTAAAATCTTAGATGCATTGGTAGGATCAGCAGCATTTGCAGCTTGCCACGATGCTTGTTGTCCTGATACTGTGCCGTTAGGTAATGCATAAATACCTGTTGCACTATTTACTGTGTTTGTTACAAATGCAAGTCTAGTACTAATTGTAGCATTACTAAAATCTCCAGTAAATCTTGCACTTGTACCCGTACCACCTAAACTAAATGTTGTACCATTGTATGTTAAATTAGCACTTGAACTAAGTGCTGATGTACCATTACCATAAGGTATGTAGTTAGCAGTTAATGATGTTAATCCAGTACCACCCGCTGCAACTGGTAATGTACCAGCAGTGAGTGCAGATGATGATGTTGAATAGATTGCATTATTTGCTGCAGTAAATGTTGTAAGTCCAGTACCGCCGTAGCCTGTACCAAGTGTTCCACCTAAAGTAATTGCGCCTGTGGTTGCTGTGTTTGGAGTTAATCCAGTTGATCCTGCACTAAATGATGTAACGCCACCAACGGTGTTAGCGTTTACCCAGACTGGTGCACCAGTACCTCCTGATGTGAGTACCTGACCACTTGTGCCTGCTGCTAATAATGTAATAGCTGACGCATTGGAGTATGCAATGCCTCCCGCTGTGGCTGTCAATGCAGCGCCAGTGCCACCATAATTTAATCCAATCACATTGCCATTCCATGTGCCGTTTGTGTAACTGCCAGCCCATGATAGTGTGTTTGTAGACCAGCTTGCGTTAGATGGTGGTGAATTATGATAATCCCATGAACCTGCTGCATTTGAATTGCTTAATAAAACTAGAGTAATATAAGACCCTGATTGAATAGTTGCAATTGTTGTAGATGAATTATTTTGAATAACAATCGTGCCTGATGATTGATTGTTATTAAATGTAAATGTTGCGCCATTAGGTAATGTGGTTGCATCAGGTAATTTAATAGTTTGACCACCTGATCCAGTAATAGCATAATTTTGTACTGTGCTTGCAGTTAATACAATCGTTGTTCCTGAAGCAGCTTGGTTAACATATCCTTCAAATAAACAGTTTGTGGTAATGTTTCCATTTGCATCTCTCAATACGACAGAGTTAGCACCACTTGATGATGTAACGCCTGTTCCTCCACTTGATACACCCAAAGTACCTGATAAAGTAATAGCACCAGTGGTTGAAGTACTTGGTGATAATCCACTTAAACTTGTTTGAAATGATGTTACACCACCTGCAGATCCATTAGATGCAGCAGTGATTCGACCTTGTGCATCAACCGTTAAGTTTGCATTTGTGTATGATCCGGCCGTAACTGCAGTATTAGCTAAAGCAATTGTAACTGGAGATGAGCCATTGAAACTTGTGCCACTGAGTCCTGTACCAATGGTTAATGTACTGGTCGTGTTTGCTGTAATGGTACCACTACCACCTAAACTGATCGATGTTCCATTGACTGTGACAGAACTGTTTGCTAATTGAGCATTGGTAATAGTGCCACTTAATGCTGTTGTAGGAATAGTGGTTGATGCTGTAACGGCTGATGTATTGTTTGCATACATGTAGCCTGTAAGGCCTGTTACAGTAATTGTTTGGAAAGCTTCAGATGTTGAACCTGCTAAACGTTGCCAAATAGTTCCATTAAATAATGCCCAGTCACCTACTGACCATAAATTATTACCATTTAAATTTGTTGTACCTGCTACAGATACAACATAATAGTTACCTTGAGTACCTACGCTTGATGTGAGTGTTGGTGTATTCGTTGATGCATTCCATGTACCTGCGTATCCTAAACCAACGCCAGGCGCACCTTGTGGGATACCAAAGTTAAATACTGCTGTAGTTGAATTACCACTATTATTTACGGTTGCATTTGATCCGTATGCAAGCGTTGTTGTTGTTCCAATTGTTACATTGGTGTATGGGCCTGCAGGAATAGCAAAATTAAATACTGCCGCATTTGAATTGCCACTATTATTAACAGTAGCGTTTGATCCTGCTGCTAAAGTTGTTGTAGTTCCTACTGAAATTGTAGGATTACTTGGAAGTCCAAAATTAAAGATAGAAGCATAAGCATTACCACTATTGTTAACCGTTGGAGTTGATCCTGCTGTTAATGCTACAACATTACCTACTGTAACAGTTGGACTTCCTGGGATACCAAAATTAAATGATGATGCGTAAGCATTACCGCCATTGGATACTGTAGCATTAGATCCCGCTGTAAGTGTAGTTGTTGTTCCTACTGCAAGTGTTGGGCTTCCCGGAACAGTAAAATTAAATACTGCTGCTGAGGTATTGCCACTATTTGTAACAGAAGCATTAGATCCTGCAGTTCCTGTAGTAGTTGTTCCTACATTAATTGTTGCAGAATTACCTGCAGGAATACCAAAGTTAAATATAGCAACACTTGAGTTACCTGTATTTGTTACTGTAGCGCTTGATCCTGGAGATAATGTTGATGTGGTTCCTACTGATACTGTTGCAGCATTACCCGCTGGGATACCAAAATTAAATACTGCCGCACTTG